CGGCGGGGGTTCCAAGATCTACATATTACAAATGGTTAAAAGAAGATAAAGAATTTTATAAAGCGGTTAAAGATATTGAAAACATAGCCCTTGATTTTGCAGAAAGTCAATTACATTCACAAATGAAAGACGGCAATACTTCGGCAACAATTTTTTATTTAAAGACTAAAGGAAAAAAACGGGGTTATGTAGAAAGAAGCGAACTAGACTTAACGTCCGGTGACGATCCGATTAAAATTAACGTAAACATAAAAGGGGTTGAATATTGAAGCTAATTTTACTCACACACAAGAACAAGCAATAACTTATTTGTTTGACAAAAATACAACCGAAGTTTTATTTGGAGGAGCTGCCGGTGGTGGCAAATCTTGGGTTGGTTGTAGTTGGTTAATATTGATGTCTTTAAAATATCCAAAGACAAGATATTTAATGGGGAGGTCAAAGTTAGATAGTTTAAAAAAAACAACCTTTAACACTTTTTTAGAAGTCTGCGAAACTTGGAATATAAAAGCCGGTAAACATTATAATTTTAACGGAGGTTCTAATGTTATTACTTTTTATAATAGATCCGAAATTATTTTAAAAGATTTGTTTTTATATCCGAGCGACAGAAACTTTGACAACTTGGGTTCTTTAGAAATAACCGGCGCGTTTATAGACGAAGCAAATCAAATAACAGAGAAAGCTAAAAACATAGTAGCGTCGAGGATGCGTTATAGACTTGATGATTATAATATTATTCCTAAATTATTAATGACTTGTAACCCCGCAAAAAATTGGGTTTACACTCAATATTACAGACCATCAAAAGAGGGTAAACAAAAACCTCATAGAAAGTTTATTCAAAGCTTGGTTGATGATAACGAGTATATATCTAAATATTATAAAACTCAATTACAAACTTTAGACGAATTAAGTAAACAAAGATTATTATTTGGAAATTGGGAATATGACGCAAGTAAAGATAATTTAATAGAATACGACGCTATTATAAATATGTTTGAACAAAAAGGAGTTGAGGGCGAAAAATACATTAGTTGTGATGTTGCGCGTTTTGGTAGCGATAAAACCGTTATTATGTTATGGGAGGGGTTATATATTAAAAAAATACAAACGTTGCTTAAAACGTCTGTAAATGAGGTTGTGGACGCCGTTAGGCAAATGCAACAAAACCATCAAGTTAATTTAAGAAATATTATTGTAGACGAAGATGGAGTTGGTGGAGGGGTTAAAGATTATTTAAGATGTCAAGGTTTTGTAAATAACGCAAGACCAATAAAAGGGGAGAACTATCAAAACTTAAAAACACAATGCTACTATAAATTAGCCGACTTAATTAACAAAGGACAAATTGGAATTAATTGTAATGATATAAATATTAAAAACAATATTATAGAAGAGTGCGAACAAGTTAGAACAAAAGACGCGGACAAAGATAACAAACTACAAATTATTCCAAAAGAAACGGTCAAAGATATCATTGGAAGATCGCCGGACTATTCCGACGCTTTAGCTATGCGTATGTATTATGAAATTGATCAAACTTTCGGAAAGTATTATGTACAGTAAAGGGAGGAACCCCGCACGTTTAAGTCCCTCCCTCACACCTTTTGACTAACTAAAATTATAAAAAACCGCAGCAAATATAACACAATAAACTAAATATGCAAATTTTCTATTTAATATTATGAAAGTCAAAATAAAAAAAGACGGTAAACAAGAAACTTATAACATCGTCGAAAGTTGGAAAGAAGTAACATTAGAAAAATTTATATCTATTAATTTAGACGTAAACAATAAAAGCAAAACAAAAGAAGCTAAAGAAACAATAGCACTACTTTCTAATTTACCGAACGAAATTATTAATGAACTTTCACTTAAAAACGTCGTTTTAATATTAGATAAACTTGCGGAAGTACAAACCGAGACAAAGGGAATTTTAGAAAAAATATATGTTATTGATGGTGTAGAATACGGCTTCCATCCGGACTTATCGGAAATAACTTTAGGTGAGTACGCCGACATAGAAACTTTTGTAAACCGAGATTTACAAAAACATCTTCCGGAAATAATGGCTATTTTATTTAGACCGGTTGTTGCAAAGGAACAAGACGTTTATACAATTGAAGCTTATGACGGAGATATAAGTTTAAGAGCGGAAAAAATGCGAAAGATGAACGCGGAACAAGTGCAGAGTGCGCTGGTTTTTTTTTGGATTTTCGTAAAAGTCTTCGTGGCGATTTTGCCGTTGTCTTTGATTCGGGCAGCCAAGACGAAGATGAACAAATTTACGGAGAAAGTTTCGCCGAAAAGTGGGGCTGGTTTGGTGTGATGCATAGACTTTGTAACCAAGATATAAGCAAACTTTCAACAATTACTAAATTGAAGTTGTTGGAGTGTTTAACTTGGTTAACATATGAAATTGATTTAAATGCGCAAAATAAAGTAAATACAAATTATGGTAAATAATAAAACATATAATAACGTTACGAACTTCTTATGTAGACTCGGAGAGTATCACGAGCAAATATCAACGGTTTCAATCGGTGACATATACGATATTAATTTAGAAAAAATGCAAAAGCTTCCTTTGCTACATATTAACCCTACTAACGTGGTTACCGGTGATAGCGAGTTAGTTTATAACTTCCAATTATTTATTTGTGATATTGTAAGCGAAAGCAATGTGCAAACTAAACAACAAGCAGATTTAACTAAATTAATAAACCAAAAAAACAACGAGCAAGAAGTGTGGAATCAAACATTGGAAATTGCTACTGATTTTATTGGTATGTTAAGACACAGTTCTCGACAATCTTTAGCCGGAACAAATGATATAAATTTTCCTTTATATTTTACTCAAGATCAATTCACGATTGAGCCGTTCCAAGAAAGATTTGATAATATGTTATGCGGTTGGGTTTTTAGTATTGGCGTAAAAGTTATAAACGATTTCGACACTTGTACGATACCGGTTGAAAATTTAGGAGCGGGTTATTAATGAAATTTAGAATAGGAAAATATAAAATAACAATAGGGTTTTTTAAAATAACAATACATATATGAATTACGAAGATCTATTAGAAAAACTTGAAGCAATAAGTGTTAAGTTTGAAACATATGACGATTATCCACAAGCGGCGGTTAATAATGCTAAAAGAGCTATTAAATATAAAAAAGAAAAAGGCACAACTTGTGGAACTATTATAGGCTGGAGAAGAGCCGCACAAATCGCATCAAAAAGTAAGATTAGCAGAGAAACGATTTCAAGGGTTGCAAGTTTTAAAAGACATCAGCAAAACAAAGACGTGCCTTATGATGAGGGATGCGGCGGCTTGATGTGGGATGCTTGGGGAGGTTCGGCAATGATTGAGTGGGCAATAAAAAAACTCAAACAAATAGATAAAGAAAAATTAGCTAAAGTTGGAAAACGAGGAGGAGTTAAAAAAAGCCCTAAAGCTCCAAAAAGTAAAACAAAAAACCCAAACCCAAAAGGTAAAGGTACAGCAAGGGGAGACGCTAAAACAAGTCGAGGAGCTAAAGTATCTTCGGCTGATTTAAAAAAACTTCAAAAAAAGTCAGATGATTTTAACGCAAGATATAAAGAAAAGTTAGGATATGGTGTGACGGTCGGTCAACTTAAAGCCGTATTTCAAAGAGGGCTTGGAGCTTTTAACACTTCGCATTCTCCAAATGTAAAGTCAGCAACTCAATGGGCTATGGCTAGAGTTAATGCTTATTTATATTTAGTTAAAAACGGAAGACCGCAAAACAAAAAATACACAACAGATTACGATCTGTTACCAAAGAAACACCCAAAAAGTAAAAAGAAATAATAAATAAATAAAATAAAAAAATGGCAGATTTAGTAACAACAATTAGCGAAAGCGTAACGCTTAACGGTTCTTTAAGAGGTTCTTCAAATACCGTAACAACAACGGGAATAGTTGACGTAATGGAAAGAATATTAACTTGTGCGCATTCAAACACTACAACGATAGCAGTTTTTAATTCAACGCCCCACGGAGCAGCCGGAGCTTTAGATTTAGAAAATGCAAAGTATATTAGAGTAACAAATCTTAGCACAACCGAAGCTATGGATTTAGCAGTTGTAACAGAAAACACTAACTATCAAGTAGTTATAACCGCCGGACAGTCTCACATACTTTGTCAAGCGGACACGGCGGCTATTGCGGAAGCGGACACCTCTCCAAACTTTCCAACGCTTGAAGACATAGTGACTTTACAAGTTCGCCCAAGATCAACGACCGACGTGCAAGTTGAATTGTTTGTTGGATTGATATAATGGAAACTCCTAAGCTAGAAAGATATTTAAATAGTTTTGCTAATACTGTAGTAAGACAATCTAAAGAATCGTTGGCTTCGTCTAAAGGTTCAACTAGACTAGGAGCTTCTATAAGATCGGAAGTTATAATGGAAGCGAACGGTTATTCTATTAAGTTTTATATGTTGGATTATGGTGAATATTTAGATAAAGGAGTTTCGGGAAATAAAGTTATGAGAAGCTATAAAAACTATAATTTAGTTAATCAAACATCACCATATAAATATACTAATAAACAACCACCTCCGGATATTCTTTCGCGTTGGATAAAAAAGAAAGGAATAAAACCGAAAGGACTGGGTAGGGGAAGAGACAAAAACACCGGACAGTTTATTTCTAATTTAGCTTTTTTAATTGGGAAAAAAATAAAAGCTAGAGGCATTCCAAGCTTGAGTTTTTTTTCTCAACCTTTGGGCGTTAACTACAAAAAATTAAAAGAAGAATTATTGACGGATTTTACAGAAGACGTTAAAACTTATTTAACGACTTTTTATAGACCATAAAATTAAAAGGATGGCAGTATCACAAATATTACAAGCACCAAGATTTACAACTTTACCCGTTGGACAAGAAATTATATTTGTTGTTTCAAATGACGACGCGGTAGCTTTTCAAACAAAAGTAAAATTTAGAGCGGAAGTTCATATAGGAACGGAGCCGCCCAATCTTTCAACCGGAACCGATGTTATAGGTACTTTTAAAACAACACCGAACAACGCGGGAGTTGGAATATTTGATTTAAGAACTATAATAGAAAATTATGTTAGCGCGGATAATATGGCGACAAATAACACTCAATATAAAGGTGTTACAACAACCGACACACAAAGACACCCCTTACATATTATAGATAAATTTTCTAAAACAAATAACACGGTTAGATATTTAGCGATTCAGTTTTCGGTTGAATTTTTAGGAGCTACGGATAGCGCGGGAAACCAAGACGATAATATAGTTAGACAAGCCGTTGGAACTGCGGTTAATTCTGACGGTTTTACTTTGTTCAACGGTTATTTAAAATATACAGACAAATTAGTTAGTGAATTAGCTTCTGATGATTTTGGTTTTGATTTATTTGATTTTAAACCGGCGGTTGTATTTCCAACGGCGAACACAAGAAAGTTTCTAACTAACGCTCCAACACAACTATTTGCAAATATAGAAGATTACGGAACTCTTTCTTTTTTACAAACTAGTACAACTTTATGGGATAATGTTAACCAAGTAGACTTTGAGTATTATGATTCTAGCGGTTCATCTATTGGAAGCGATACAGTTTTAAAAGATTTTAGTAATGGCGCGGCTGATAATTATTCGGCGGTATCTAAAAAACAATTATTACATCTCGGTTGTTATCCGGCTAATTTAAGAAATTGGAGTAGTACGTTTCAAACGTTGGTTAGCAACGGAACTATACAGGGGGGTTACTATACAATTGAACTGCAAAACGCGAGTAATTTAGCAGCAACACAAAAATACACAATCAACGTTAATTGTCCGAACGAAAGACAATTTGAAAGCATAAGATTATGTTGGCTTAATCAATGGGGAGTATGGGATTATTATACTTTTACTTTAAAATCAATAAGAACAATTAACACTTCGGGAACTGAATACAATCAACTTGAGGGATCGTGGAGCAAGAGAAGATATTATGTAGACGGATATAAAGGCGGCAAAAAAGCATTTAGAAGAAACGCAACAGAAAAAATATCTATAAACACCGATTATATAACACAAGACAATAACGTTCTTTTTGAAGAGCTTATGAATAGTCCGGAAGTTTATTTATTAGACGGCTTCCAAACAGATGAGCAATATGCGGTCTTAAACAATTACGTTACGCCGGTTAGAATAACAAATAAAAGTTTTACTAAAAAAACAACCGCTAATAATAAGTTAATACAGTATAGATTTGAAATAGAAAAAAGTTTAACCTTTAGAACACAAACAGTTTAATGAGCGTACAGTTAACAGTTTTTCCTCAATATTTTAACGGATTACAACCGTTAAATTTATTTCAATTAGAGTATTTAATAGACGGGAGCGATTTTATTTCAATAGATTCTGCTCCTTTTTATACTTCCACTGTTGCTACGGCTTTAGATGACGCTTTAGTCAATCAGCCGCCAACAATTCCTAACTCTTTTTATAGGTTTAGAAGTTCACATAACGGTTTGCCCTCTCTTCCAACGGAGAGCAGCGGTGAGTTAGTTTTGTTTGGAAATGCGGGAGTTACTCAATGCGGGGTGTATCAACGTATAACAAATTTAAACGTTGGACAAAATTTTGATATTGTTATTGATGTAGCAAGTTCAGCAATATCCGGTAGTTTTTTAAGCGTTGCGGTTTACGACGGAACTAATATAGTAACGGCGCCTTTATTTAACGCTAACTCTACTACTATTCCAACGGTTTCTTTTACCGCTACTTCACAAGATTTAACCTTAGCTTTAACTTTAGTTTATGTTGGTTCGGCTCCAAGTGCGGTTGAATTTAATATAGAAAACGTTTCGGTTTCTCCTCAAGTTACAAGCCCCTCACTCGACGATGCTAACTTAAGTAACGGACAAATAATTTTAGATCTTTACGAAGACGAAGACATTCCGTTAAGTTTAAGTGTAGATGATTTTAAAAACGTTGCGGAAAAGGTTCAAAGCTATTCAAAAGCTTTTAAACTTCCGGCTACAAAAAGAAACAATAAAGCTTTCGACAACATATATGATATAACTAGAACTGACGACGGAATAGTTTTTAACCCGTATATAAAAACAAAATGCGAATTAAAACAAGACGGATACATATTATTTGAGGGTTATTTAAGATTAATAGATATAACAGACCAAAACGGAGAAATAAGTTATAATGTATCTTTTTGGACCAAACTTGGTGATTTCTTTAGACGTATATTTAGATCTTATGGTGTTACAGCGAAATGGAGAGACGGTAGAGATGTTTGGAATTGGATTAGAGATTATAACAATACTGTAGAAACCGGAAGAGGAAGAAAAGCTTTAGAAAAAGAATATAAAGAAGGTATAGAAATTGGGGGTACACTGCTTGAGCAAGTTGAAATAGAAACAGAAGGTTATGTTGATACAACTGGTCTTGGGAGAACAGCTAGAGAAACAGCAGAGTATGAAACATCATTAATGTTTTCAAAGAAAAGTGCTGATGATGTTAATAGAATATATAAAGAAAAGGGTAAAGATGGTGCTTTTGAAATAGCCGAACTATATAAAGG